AACGCCTTGGCGAAGTTGTCGTCTTCCGGGGGCATATGTTTAGTTCTCCTGCTTCGTCATCTGCGGCCGAGGCTGGGTGATCAGCTTCAGAACATACGCGTATGCCTGCGCCTCAGCCTGGACGGCCACCAAATTCTCTGGGCTGCTCTTTAAGAACGTATCCTTGGCATTCTCAAGTAGCAAGCCCACCAAAGCGATTACATCCTGCACGTCGGTAGACTCACGCCTTAGATGCAGCTCCGCCGCTATCTCCAGCAGCTTCCTCTTGATCGTCGACATTCGTAAGACCTTTCTCCAGCAGCGCGAGCGCGGCGTCCACAGAGTGGGCGTCGGCTGCGGCCGTGTTCTTCTGCCCTTGGGCGATGTTTTTGTACGCGTCGGACAGTAGCTTGCGGACGTTCGCCTCGGCCAACTCCTGCGCTTGTTTCTTCTGGTCGTCCGCTTCCTGCGCCTGCTGCGCCTGATTACGCGCGAAGTCGGCCGGCGACAGCAGCATGTTGCCGAGATCGCGGACCTTGAACCGCGCGTCCACCAACTTGCGCATGTCTACATACTGCTTTTCCTCTGGCTGCAAGGTAGACGCAAGTTGATCCACCTGCATCCCGCGTACTTCCTTGGCAATGAGGCTCGTAGCGCCTCGGGCGATTACATTGTAATCACCTTCAGGAGCCAGCTCAGGATTAAACTTTCTATTGAACTGTACGATGCTCTGGATCACAGACTGAGTAAACTGATCGAACGACCGCACAATGTCCTTGAATGGGAGCGCCGCGTCCCCTCGTAGCATCGACGCCCCCGCCGCGGTGCGCATCGGCTCGGACGGGGCTTGCGCCATATCCCCACCGGTGGCAGGGCCGACGAAAGTCTCGGCGTCCGCGAATTTCATGAACAGCTCGATGATCGCCTGCAACTCGGGGAGGTGGCTGTCGATCTGAATGTTGCGCACCGCCGGCCACTGCGCCGAGGCGTCCTCGCCCTCGCGATACCAAATCTTGTAGGCCGACGTGCTGGTCAGATCCTGGTCGGCGCGCAGCAGATCGGTGTTAAGTTCGAGGTTGGGGCCACAGACCACGGACGCGTTGTCCAGCAGCATCCTCGTCGCCGCGGCGATGGACATCTGGCTGTCGCGGATGATGTTGGGCAGCCCCTGGCCGATGGGCGACGTGTCATCCTTATCGAACAGGAAGGTGTGGACCGTCTTGACGTCAACGCCCAGCTTCGCCCACGGGTTCATGTCCGCCTTGATCACGTGGCTGTCGAGCAGCCAGACCTCGGCCTCCATGTCGTCCGAGAGCTTGTCTTCCGCGACATCGACGCCGGCCATCTTCAGGTAGTCGCCGGACACCTGCCCGCGCCAGATAATGATCTCGAACTTCGCCGTCTCCGCCTTCATCTCGTTGACGTTGGTCTTGACGCCCATCACGCGCAGCTCCATTTCGAACTGCTGCGGTAGGTAATTGCCTGTGGACTTGCCTGCCAGATATTTCTTGATCACGTCGCCGAAGAAGTCCGGCCGGTCCGCCAGCTTGCGCACTTGGCTCCGGCTCATGACCTTACGCTCGAAGTCGCCGTCCATCTGCGCGAAGGTTTTCGCCGACAGGTCGGGGTAATAGTCCCACACCGAAGTGAACTCGAACTGCGGCTTGTAGACGGTGCGCTCCTGCGGCGCAGGCTGCTGGGTCTGGGGGTCGACACCCCACACAGTTGACTTGACCTCGCGCGCGAACGGTCCGCGCAGCACGCCGAGCCCGTACAGAACGCCAGAGAGCACCACCTCGCGGTTGAGCGCCACATAGTCGTATGTCTGGTCGCCACCCAGCTCTTCCAGCTGGTCGTCGATCACGTTGGACAGGTCGTCGGCGCGCTTGTCGGCCAGCACCTGCACCGCCGAGGTGACGTAGTCCTTGTCGACCTGGGCTTGCACGCCGGCCGCTTGGTCTTTCTGCTGCTGGTCCCGGATGGCCTGCTGCACGTCCGGCACGGACATCTCTGGGCTCGGGGACGCCCGCAGCTCCCAGTTCCGCTCGTTGCCTGGGAACATGAGGTTCATCAAGCGGCTGAGGACGCTGATGCACTTGATCCGGGTGATCTTGGGGTAGGCTTTGGACCGGTTGGCCGAAAGCTCTTTCTCAATGTCAGGGTCGTAGACCCCGAGGTACTGCCGCTGGTTGCGCATCCACCGCAACTCGGCGATGCGCCGATCCGACACATACTGCCGGAACAGCTTATCGAGGCGGTTGCCGAGGCTCTTCAGCCCTTCCTTGTCGATCTTCTTGACCGGCGCGTCGTCGCCCTCGACCTTGATGGCGGGTGGGTCGATATCGGAGCTGGCGTTCAAGGTCATGATCTAGCCTCTGTGGGTATGGGTGGTCGTGGGGACTCCCCACGACCGGTCTTGTTTTAACTTAGGCAGCCGGGGCCGACGGCGCAGCCGGAGCAGCCTCGACCGGAGCGGGAGCCGGGGCAGCCTCGACCGGAGCGGGAGCCGGGGCAGCCTCGACCGGAGCGGGAGCCGGGGCAGGCGCAACCGCCGCATTCAGAGCAGTGACGGTGGCGGCTATCTGCTTGGCCGCGGCCTCGACAGCGGCAGCGTCGCCGTTGGCGTTGTACTGGCTGATCTGCGTCGCCAGCGAAGAGATATCCGCGATGGCAGCGGCGACAGCCGGCTGGAGAGAGGCAACAGCGGCCTGGAGGTCAGTGATTTCCTGAGACATGAGCACGATCCTTTGGTTGAGAAGGGTGATGTTGTGCAGTAGGAGCATCTGATCGACCATCGTGTCTGCTCCATCTCCGGCAGGGACGCCGGGCTTTAATGATTAACACGCCACACGAGGGCGGCGATATAGGCCACGAGAAATGTGATCGCTCCAACGAGCTTCCAGTCGATCATCTCATGCTCCTTAGCGAAAGTGGTATCCTGATCCGAAGCTGCGCGGGGGCGAGAACTTCTTCCCTGTAGCGGCGGACCCGTAACGTATCTCACGTTCCGACTGCCGATGGAAGTAGCGGCACCCGTAGCCGAATGCATCGCCGGGGTGCGAGTAGGCGTTCTTCTCGGGCTTGTCGCCCTTGATCATGTCTTTCTTGTTGTCGACCTCGTACCGCCAACCGCCCTTGAGCGCACGAACGAGTATAGGGCATCTGGCCGCGTCGACCCGTAGCGCAGGACCGACTTCAAGGAGCCGTGTGGTGAAATGCTCGATGGCGTCAAGGCGGAGAGGGAGCCGGTTGTTGGTCTCCGTGAAGCAGTAATAGTGCTTCCGGAACTTGGAGACGACGGTTTTTTCATCTGACTGGCCTCTGTTCGCCGCCGCCGGGTCCGGCGCGATCACGATCTTGTTGGGGTCCAGGTTGGGCCACCGCGCGCGCAGGTATGGCTTCAACCGTTCAGTGATCAACCGTTCCGCGCCGTAGCCCTCCTGGATCAGCTCACCGAGGACGTTGAGCCGCCCCTCGGTATCCTGCTGCATGAAGATCAGCGCACTACCCCCGATGCCAGGGTCCATACCGATGATCAGCGGGAGGTGCGGGTTGAGAATGAGCGGCTTGGTGGAGAGGTGGATGTCTGGCTTGAACGTCGGAACCACGGACTTGCCGCTGATCGAGAAGCCCCACTCGGCGTCGATGAACTGCTTGATCCACGCCTCGGACTTGCCCTTCACGAGGTTCTCGTAGTAGCCGCGCTTACCCGGCAGGTTCTCGATGTTCTCCGCCTCGTCAGTCAGCCCGCCCGGCTGGTGGAAGTACACCGCGTTGACGTCACCTTGCTTGGACCGCAGCATCCGGATGTCGGCGTCGGGCTCGTCCTCATAGGGGATCACCGTCGGGCTCGCCGTCAGGTGGTCGAACCACCAGTTGTCCTCGGTGCTCGGGTTGCTCGATCCCCACATCCCCCAGTTGGTCACCGCCGTGCCGTCGGGCAGCTTGTAGCGGCCGCAGCGCGCCGCCAGCGCCTCAATGATCTTCTTCGGGATCTCCACGAACTCGTCGATGATCGCGAAGGTCACCTCCAGCGAGAGCACGCGGGTGATGTCGTCCTCGGTGTCGAGCGGGCGGAACAG